CCACGCTGCTGCAAGATCAAGTTTAAAGATAGGTAAGGGGTCTACTATGGATGCTTCTAAGCAATCCGATGGCTCCTATAAAGCAGAGAGTCGGAAGACGAATCGTGGAAGAGGAGGAGCTAAAAGGAGATAAATATGTCTATACAATATACAAAAGAACAAATTCAAGGTTCTATAGAAGGAATTCAAAACGAAGCTGAAGAATTCAAAGAAACCTATTTTGGTGATAAAGAATGGCACGAAGGATTAGGTCAAAAAGCTTGGTATCCTGTTAAAAAACTAGGTGATGCTCAAGATTTTACTAATGAACAAGTTAATCTGAGAAATGTATTAAGGATAGGTACTAATATAACTGATAAAATTCCTGGTCAATGGGATGAGAGAATCTTAGATTATTCTTATAAAGATCTTAGAGATCATACAGCAGGAGGATTCGGTAATGTAGTTGGTGCTCTTACAGGAAGTGAGAGAGCTAATGATGCAGCTGAAATCTTAGGTCAAGTGCTTCTACCTGATGCTATAGATTTTGTAGGTGGTGTAGGTTATGCAGACAACCTACTTAAAATACCTAAAGCATTAAAAAAGATTTCTGCAGAAGATGGTGCAAGAATAGTTGAAGAAGTATTCAGTCTACCTAGATTAAAAGCTGTAGCTGGTAATGTAAAAGAAAGTGTATATGAAAATGCCAGAAAGATTAAAGATACAGTTACTGCACCAGTTAGAACAGTCCAAGATTTAGCTAGTGGAGGTATGTTCGGTAGAGGAGGTCCAGGTACTGGTATTACTGGTGGTGGTAATTTTGATGCTACTAAACTAGCTAAAGTAAATAAAACAAGGATAAAACGATTTGTAGAAGAATTCGGTGGTACAGATGCAGATGTACAACGAATAATGAAAGAACAAATACTAAAAGATAAAAATATTAATCAAAGTAGAACTTGGTTAAATAAGTATTTCAATAAACTTACTGAAGAATTAGGTCCAGGTGGATTGAAGAAATTTGCAATTAGAAATGTTGATGGAGTACCTCGTTTAGTAGAAGTAGCTACTGGTCAACTTCGTAGAGCATTTGAAAAAGATCATATGAAAGCTAAAGATATATTTAAAAAATTAGCAGAAGCTTCTGATGATCCTGAGTTATTTGCTGGTGCAAATTTCCATGAAAACTTAGAGAATGTTTATACAGTATTTAACCGTGCTAAAAGTAATAGACCTCCTATACCTGATGAAATATCCAGAGCTATTGGACAAAGCACTAGTTTAAGAGAATTTGTACAGAGAAGACTAGATGACAGCTTTAATGAAGGTATGATACAGATACCTAGAGAATTCAGAGAAGCTGCTAAAATAAGAATGCTAGATGCTGTACAAAACACTGTTCCAATAAAAGGTAAACCTAAAAAACTTCTAAATAGAATCGTAGAAGAAGAAAAAGCTTTATGGAAATGGCTTACACCTATAATGAAGGCAGCTGATACAGCTCCTAAAGGTATACAAAAACAATTAGATGAATTCGCTAATTCTACAAATCCAGTAAAAGACTATGAGAATATTAAAGGTTTGATAGAAGAAATGAATCTAAGTCCAGCACTTGTTAAACGTTATAAAGAGAGTGCTGAGAAATGGCTTCAGATGTTACAAAGATCTAGACGAGGTGGTACTCCAGGTGGTCCAGATTTGTCACCAGGTATGTTCCCAGATGATTAAATATGAACACCTTAACCGCTTTACAGCAAGACTTTAAATTATTCCTACAAGCATTATGGGGGCAACTTGACCTACCATCTCCTACGAGAGCCCAGTATGCAATTGCGGACTACTTACAGCATGGTCCGAAACGTCTCCAGATCCAAGCCTTCCGTGGTGT